CCGACCTGGGTGAAGGAGCCCGACACGATGGCGCGGCTCGTCAAGGGCGAGATGGTGAGCAAGGACGGTGAGGGTGACGTGACTGCCGTGTGGTGGATGGCGCGGCGGTTCTCCGATCTTCGGGCGATGGGGAGTGTGCATTGAACTTCGAGTTGACCGACCAGGAACGTGAGAGCCCGCTGGCAAAGAAGTTGGCCGCGCATTTGCGCGAGCGGCTCGGTGTGCATCGCGTCAAGAACGACGTCGATCTGAACCAGCCAGACACCGCGATGCTGCGCGGCCGGATCAGGGAGTGCAAGGTGTTCCTCGCGCTGTTCGAGGGTAAGCCTGAATTTGAGACTCCGGGCACCGCGCCGAAGGCGTAGTTCCCGAAGATGGTGGTGAGCCGTCGCAAGACCGCTCGCTCGTCGCCCGCCTAGCGGGTGTTTTTGTTGTGCAAGGAAACCATGACCGACGTCACAGCAGCCGAGAAGCAAGAAGCCGCAGATGCCGCCGCCGAACAGGCCGCAGCGATCGCGGCGTTCAGCACCACGCGAGGCGTAGAACCGCCGGAACCCGATCCAGACGCCGAGGCAGACGCCAAGGCCGCAGCAGAGGAGGCCGCCAAGGCCGCTGCCGCCGCCGCGAAGGTCGAGCCCACAGCCGAGGAGAAGGCCGCGCAGGCAGCGCGTGACAAGGCCGCAGAGGACGAATGGCTCAAGGGCGCGCCGGCATCGGTGCGAGAGAGCCTTTCAGCCATTACCGCGCTTGCGGGTCGGGTGCGAAACGTCGAGGGCCACATCGGTGGCCTGACGAGCCAGCAGAAGGAATTGAAGGCCACGCTTGAGGCCGCGGGCAAAGCTGCCGCCGCTGCGGGTGGGGTCGCGCCTACTGCTGCGGAGGTCGCTGCCGCAGCCGGCAGCTCGGCGAAGTGGAAGCAGATGCAGGAGGATTTTCCCGAATGGGCAGAAGCGATGGAGGAGCGCCTTGCAACGGTGGGGCGCTCGAGTGCAGCCCCGGTGGACGTCGAAAAGCTACGCGCACAGGTCAGGTCAGAAGTGCTGCGCGAAGTGAATTTCGACCGCGTCGAGGATGTACACGAAGGTTGGCAGGACACCGTAAAAAAGCCTGAGTTCGCGGCCTGGTTGAAAATCCAGCCCGAGAAAACACAGGCGTTGGCCGCAAGCGAGAGGCCGAAGGATGCGATCAAGCTCCTCGACAACTACGCCGAATCCAACAAGAAAGCCGCGCCCGCGGGGGATCCGCCGGCAGATGATTCCAAAGCCCGACTCGAGGCCGCAGTTGCTCCCACGCGGGGGCGCGCAGCCACGAAGCCGGAACCCATCACCGAGCATCAGGCCGCCGAGGCTGCGTTCAAAAGAATTCGCAACCCTCACGGCTAACCTGACAGGAGGCCATAATGGCCGCACAACAGTACGCAACGCCTACCCCGGCACGAATTGGAGCCGTCAAGGGCGAGATCCTTGCCCACGCGGCGCCCGTCGAAGTCCTGGGCATCACGGGCGAGCAAAAGAAGCTCGGCAAGAACCAATCCGACACGATCAAGTTCCGTCGCTGGCTGCCCTACGGTGGCACCACGGCGAACGCGAACACGATCAACCGTTGGGTGGTGACTGCCTCGGCGCACATCCTTTCGGAAGGCGTCACTCCGGCTTCGGAAACGCTGACCGCGCAGGACATTACCGTCACCATCCAGCAGTACGGGTGCCTGTACCAGATCACCGACAAGGCGTTCGACCTCTACGAGGACGACATTGCCGGTGCCATGCGTAAGCAAGTGGGTGAGCGCATGGGCCTGGTGCGGGAGCTGGTGCGCTACGGCGAAGTGAAGGCCGGCACCAACGTGTTCTACGCGGGGGGAACCACGCGGGCCACGATCAACGCCAAGATCAATCTGAACACGATCCGGCGTGCGACTCGGAACCTGCGGGCGAACCACGCCGACATGGTGACGGGCGTTCTCTCGCCCTCGCAGATGGTCGGTACGGCTCCGGTGGAGTCGGCCTTCCTGGTGTTCGTTCACTCGGACGCCGAACCCGACATTCGGGATCTGCCGGGCTTCAAGCACACAAGCGAGTACGGCAGCCGTAAGCCGGTGCACCCGATGGAGTGCGGGTCGGTCGAAACCTTCCGGTTCATCATCAGCCCGGAGCTGGCTTCGTACCCCGATGCCGCGACCTCGGTCACGGCCTCGACCTTCGGCCTGTACACCACGACCGGCACCAACCCGGACGTGTATCCCTTCATCGTCTGCGGCGAAATGGCTTGGGCCCAGGTGTCGATGCGTTCCATCGACGGCCTCGACCTGACCTGGATCCCGCCGGGCCAGAAGGACAAGAACGATCCGCTGGGTCAGAGGGGGTATGTCGGCGCGACGCACTATCACGCCGTCAAGATCACCAACCAGGGCTGGATGGCGGTCATCGAGGCCGGCGTCGCCGCACTCACCTAACCTAACGGGTGAGCGGGTAGCAGCACAAGGGGCGGCCGGGTAGTACCACCGGCTGCTTTTCCCGACTTTTGAGAGGAGCATTACCATGCAAGGACTCGATTTCCGTGGCGTCAATTTCGCCACTACAAGCGGGCTGTTGACCGCAACGGGAGCGGTGACGACGCACGACACGACCGTCGCCATTGCCTTCTGCGTCAACGGCAGGGCATTTTCCAAGGCCGCGATCACCACCGGCACCACGCCGCTTCTCGATGCCGTCACGGGTGTTGCGCCCCCGGCTCTCACCGCCAGCAAGGCGCGTGTGGCCGTGTGGTGTCTCACCGCGGCGGGCGCCGTGAGCGTCGTTCACGGTGAGAACGTGGATTGGGATGGCACCAATCCGACCCCGCAGATGCAGTTCCCGAACATCCCGAACACGCTCACGCCGTTCGCCTACCAGATCCTCAAGGCGTCGGCGGCGGCGGGCTCGATTGTTTTCGGGACGAGCAACTGGAACGCCACCGGCTTCACCAACGCGATCAGCAACGTGATGGTGCTGCCGGAGCATCCGCAGACGGCGTAAGCGAAGCAACTTGAAGTGCTAGCCGCCCCTTCGGGGGCGGCTAGTCCGATTGCAGTACGAGAAAAGGGCAGGACGCCCCACAAAGGAACCATCATGGAATCACTCTGGAAACGGCTCGCCAATCTCACCATCACCAAGAAGCTGCGTTTTCAACCAGGCGCGGTGCTGGAAACCGTCAGTCTGGTGAGCGGCGCGACAACTGAAATCGACCTCGACGAACTCTCGGCGCTGAACTCAATCGCGGCGGCCGACCTCGCCAAGATCGACGGCATCACCAATGGCACGCCCGCAGCGGGCAAGGCGCTCGTGCTGGGCACGACCAAGGAAATCGGCAGCTTCCGCATGACGGGCAAGCTGTTCACGCCGCAGGCGGCGCCGGAAACCGCGGCCGACACCGCATCGCTCACCGACGCGCAGATTCTCTCTGGGATTCTGGAAGCCACGCCCACGGCGGCAGCGGCCTACACCATGAGAACCGGCACGCAGATCGAGGCGGCGCTCCTGGCCGCCGGGTTCCAGGTGCAAACCGGGGATTGCTTCGATCTCACGATCATCAACCTCGGGGGCACGGGTGATGACATTACGATGAGCGTCGCCACGGGTGTGACGTTCGTGGGCGAAGTGATCCTGCGTCCGGGTGCGGATGCGGCCACCGAGCATGGCGGCCAAGGCACCTGGCGCTTCCGGCGCACGGCGGCCAACACCTTCGTCGGCTACCGGGTCGGCTAGGCAAGAAGTTTCGGGAGTTGCGAACCCCCCCCGCCTGAGAGGGCGGGGCTTTTTCATCAACAAGGAGGCCATGTGCCGAGAAATTCAACGAAGCCGAAGGAGCTGGACAGCCGGGACTTCCCCGGCCAGACACGTCACACGAAGGAGGCGCCGCCCGGAGTCGTACACGCGGCCGAAGGTACGGCCGGCGCGCTCGAAGTCGAGCCCCTGGCGGTGGTGGAAGGGCCCGTGCCGATGGATATGGCCGAGGCGCTTTTGTTCGCCGAGGACAAGCTGCTGATCCTGATTCACAGCTCGGGTGAGAAAAACGAGGAGGATCCGGTGCCGGTCGGCGTGAACGGGCGCATGGCGTACATCTGGCGCGGCCAGAAAACGCTGATGCCGCGCAAGTACGTCGAGCGGCTGCTGCGGGCGCAGGCCGATTCCGTGACCCAGGACACGACCGCCCGCGAGGAGCGCGACTTCAACAAGCTCACGATCAAGCCGACGGCCAGATACCCGCTGTCGATCCTGAACGACCCGAACCCCAAGGGCGGGCAGGGGTGGGTGACGTCGATCACGCAAGGGGTGTAGCGAAATGGCCTCGCCAGTAATAGATCCGGCGGTGACGCTGGACTTCGCCACCATGACGATCGCGCAGCTCCTCGCGGAGGCGCAGCGCATCGCCACGGTGGTGGAGCTGGCGAACAACCAGCGCGAGGACATTCTGGCCCGGATAGCCAAGCGCAAGGCGAAGGTGGTGGCGCAAATGAAAATCGACCAGCTCTCGGCGCTTGAGAAGGACGCGCTGCTCGCGGTGCTTACCAGCCCATGAGTACCTACCTGCAGCTGTGCCAGAAGTTGAAACGCGACAGCGCGATCGCCGGCCCGACGCTCACGCCCACGACGGTGGTCAACCAGACCGGGGTGCTTGAGAAGCTGGTCGGCTGGGTTTCGGACAGCTACCGCGACATTCAGATGCGCCACCCGAATTGGCGCTGGATGCGCTCGAAGTTCATGGTGCTGACCACGGCGAACGAGGACACCTACGCCTTTGGCGCCTGCACCGACACGAACGACTCGGCGCTGATCGCCCGCTTCTGGCGCTGGTGGCCGCAGGACAGGCTCGATCCGTTTCGCATCTACCTGACCTCGGGCGGCCAGGGCGGGGAGTATTTCCTGATCTGGATCCCCTACGAGGACTTCCGGCGCATCTATGAGTTCGGGGTGCAGACCACGACCACCGGCCAGCCGATCCACGTCAGCGTCGATGACCTTGACCGGATAGTCGTTGGGCCGAACCCTGGCACCACGCAGTACACCATCAGCGGCAAGTACCAGCGTGGGCCGCAGATCCTCGCGGCCAACGGCGACGTGCCCGAGTTCTCCGTCAATTACCACGACCTGATCGTGTACTACGCCATGCAGCGGTACGCCTACAACTCGGTGGCCCCGGAAGTGCTGACGGCGGCGAAGCTGCAGACCAGCCGCCAGCTCCGGGCGCTCGAGGCGGCACAGCTGCCGGGGATACGGCTGGGCGGGCCTTTGGCATGAGGCGGGTGGCGACGTCAAATCGGGGGCGGCCAGCGATCCCCGGCGGGCGCCTGCGGGCAGCTGCAGAGGGGATCCTCGCCAAGATCCGGGTCGAAACTGACCACATCAAGCTGCGTGGCGGGCTGGACGAAGTCACGCCGCCCTACGATCTGAAATCAGGGTTCGTCAGGATCTCGAGGAATTTCGAGGCGAACACCGAGGGCGGCTACCGGCGCATCGCCGGCTACGAGCGGTTCAACGGCAAGCCCAAGCCCTCGGACGCGATCTATTCGATCCTGAATTGCACCATCAGCGGCACGATCTCCGTTGGCAACACGATCACGGGTGGCACGTCGGCGGCTACCGCCGTGGTGCTGGCGGTGGTCGTGGGCTCGCCCACCTACCTGGTGCTGACCAAGATCACCGGGGTGTGGGTCAACGCCGAGGACATTCTTGTCTCGGCGGTCGATCAGGGCAACACGATTGGCGGCACGGTGGCGAACGGCGCCACGACGCCGCTGCTGGATGCGACCTACCGGGCGCTCGCAGCCGACTCCTACCGCACCGACATAGCGGCCCCCACGGGCTCGGGGGTGATCCTTGGGGTGTTCGAGTACCTGGACACGGTCTACGCCTTCCGCAACAACGCGGGCGGCACAGCCGCGGATCTGTGGAAGTCCTCGGGATCCGGGTGGACGGCGGTCGCGCTTAACGAGGAGATCGGCTTTTCCAACGCCAATACGAGCGTTGGCGAAGGCGACACGCTCACCCAAGGGGCTGTCACGGCCCTGATCCGGCGGGTGGTGGTGCAGACCGG